AATTAAAGTTTGACTTAGATGACCACCTTGAAAAAGGAGGTAAGTTGTTGGGACATAACTTAGCGGGTTTTGATTTGCCTGTCTTGAGAGATTCAATGGATATTTATTGTATACAAAAGTATCTTAATCAGAGAGCGTATGTAGATACTAGCAGAGAAATGTCTAAGTCTGCTGGTGAAAGATATACCTTGAATAATTTGGTTAAGCACACCTTAGATGATTCCAAAACAATGGATAGCGCAGATGCGCCCATTGTATGGAAAGCAGGTGGCTATGCTCAAGTAGCAGAATACTGCCTAAAAGATTGCAAGTTAGTATATGACTTATGGAAGCATGGGATAGAGAATAAAACCGTAAAGGGATTCTCTATGGAAAAAGAAAAAGAAATGGAATTGGGGGTGAATTGGTAATGATGTGGTTTGAAGTATTGTTATGGATTGTCTTTGTCCTCACAATTAGCCTATTGTTCTTTGCGGCGTTTGGTGCAGATAAGGTATCTAACCAAACCATTGAAGAATATATGGATAATCTAATTGATGAGGAAAAGGGTATTCGTGGCACTTAGAGAAGAATGTCTATTTTGTAGAATGAATACGATACCTAGAAGGATTCTAGGTTTTTATGTGGGTTCTCCGCAAAGGGTTAAGATTTGGGAATGCCGAGAGTGTAATGCTCTTTGGTCTGAAAAAGTCGTTAATCCTGCGGAGGCCCATTAAGATTTTTTTTGGTCAAAAATCGAGTTTTGTATTTAATACAATAATGCTTGATATTTGATTTCCTATACTTAATTATTCAGAATATTTTCTGGAGATTTTAATGCCCTGTATGGGGCATTCAAGGCGGCTCCAATCGTCGGTCGGAGGGGCGCGTGAGAGTGCGATATTCGGCCCCCTGCGAGCCTTCTGAGCCTGTCTGATGCCGACCCACCACCGCCGCCCCTGCGGGTCGAGAATCGGCTCAGACGGCCCCTATTTTGGCCGAACTTTTTCGGCCTTCATTTTGCGGAGTTCAAATACTCTCGCATCCTCTTTCACGCTATTTAACAAAAGGGAATAACTCAACTATCAATTGCATCGGTAAAACCATCCATTGTTTTCAAATGGAGGTAACATTGTTTAAGTAAATTATACTGTGTTTTACCATTACCAATGTTTAGTATGGTTGTATAACTCTTACCACCAAAGGGATGTTCTCCCTCTTCTTTCGCTTCTTCGTTCTTATAGAGTTTAACAGTGTATTGCACATTAACTCCATCATCATTTTCCATGTTATCAAAAGATGCTCTCGCAATCTTTGCATATACATTGGGGATAGTTACCCCTAATTCTTCGTGTTCATAATCTAGTTCTAGTGCCATTTTAGTTCACCATCCAATCTGGTAAGGTTGGAAAATTATCTGCCGCATTATTTGCTCCATCCATTTCTTCATCTTCATCTAAATAATCTGTAATATCTCTTAACGCTTGTCTGTATGTAGTCAATTCTGTTTGTTGCTCACTTGTAAGACTGTTATATCTATCAGTAAGCATCCATATATCTGTTATCTCTAATTGTGTTATTCTAGCCATTAAGATTGTGTTCCAATCAAAATCTCTCATTCCTGTTTCCACAACAGTTCCATCTGGATTATACAAAGTGTAATTTCTATCTAAACTCATTTAATCGCCTCATACTATTTTTAATGATATTAACGGCAAATTTCCGTCTGCTGTCCAAGAAATTGTATTATGTGTAATACTACTGGGTGGACTTGAATCACCAACAACATACCAACCAATGTTCATATAATTTACTCGCTGTTCTGCGGGTGGTAGCACTCCTTGATTTTTTGTTCCCCACATTTTGAATGAGTTTGAACCGCCGTTTCTCGCAAATAAACACCAATATATTTTATCGGCGGTTAATGTTACATTTGGGCTTACATTAATATCTTTTGTTCCCGATGAAGCACAATCAAAACTTAAATCTATTAGTCTATCTGTAGGCATACCATTACTGTCAGAATCATATATCCCTACTTTGAAAGTGCAACCTGATACTCCGGTAGCAACTTGAATACTCGCCATTGATACATCTCCGCCGAAAAAGGAATAAAATGGAACTAATCTCCAACCATAACTTGTTGTGTTATTCCAACTCATACTCGTCATTAAATTGTAATACCCAGTATTACCACAAGAAAGGTAATGTGTGCTTCCATGTGTTCCACTTCCTTTATCATAGTGTCTGTGTCCTATTGTCACCGATGCCGCAGCACCTGCCGCTTCCATTGTTCCATCTCCTTTATCTTGTCTAAACGCTTGTCTGCCCATTATATCACTTCCTTATCATACGAATCCTTCCAATGCCGTTATATGGTATTGGATTTGGACTGTTGATGTGCTTGTTGCTCCTGTAACATTCAAATCTACTTTGCTATTTGTGCTGTCCCATGTGGCAGTTAAGGTAACAGGTGCTGAACTTCCTGAATAAATTTGACCATATGTAGTATAATCTACAGTTCCTGCTCTTTGTTGGACTAACATTTTTTCTGTTTGAATTGATTGAGGTTCAGTTGAAGTATCAAGGACATGAACTAACACTTCAAAGCATCCTAATGTGCTTGCCAATTTAGCGAATCTATTTGCTTGAGTTCCAATTTGTCCTAAGTTAATCACCGTGCTATTTGAGTGTTGTTTGCTTTGTCCCATCGCTAATTGATAGCCGTCTGCCGTTGAACCGTTTGATGTGAATAATGTGCTATCTCCAATAGATGCAACCATTGTTCCTGAACCACTATCTCCTATTTGCACTACACCTGCACTTGTGCCTTTAACCCATATTGGGCTTCCATCTCCTGATGATATGGATAATTGGTCTGAACCTGTTGCACTTGCGGCATCTGCTCCACCAATCATTACATTGTTATCGCCCGTTGTGATATTATCTCCTGATTCATAGCCAATTATGATGTTTTTATTCGCTGAAGTTAAGTTATCCCCTGAACCGTAACCTATGCCTATATTGTGGCTACCTGTTACATTGGTTTGTATAGCATAATCACCTATTGCGATGTTATTACTGCCTGTAATATCTGCATCAGCCATAGACATGAAACCTAATGCGATATTGCTACTACCATTACCATACAAATGCGCCCATCTACCTATTGCTATGTTTGAGTTACCACTTGAAAATTGAGTTCCCGCCTCATAACCAATGCAAACATTGTAGCCTCCTGTTGAAATTGCTGTTCCAGCATTATGCCCCAATAATACTGAACCATCAGCACTTGTTAGCGCATCACCAGCATAGTTTCCAATGGCGAGGTTCTTCTCGCCAGCTGAAACAGCACCACCTAAAGCATCCCTACCAATTGCGATATTATGTGAATCAGTAGTTGCACCATCTAAAGCAGTTCTTCCAATTGCTATGTTACTACTACCAGTTGTAATTGCATAACCAGCATTTGCCCCCAAAACAACATTGCTACCACCTGTGGATATTTGTTGCCCTGCACTTTGACCCATCGCTATGTTGTAAGTAGCACTTGTAGCAACATTCATAGCATTATTGCCTAAAGCGATGTTATACGCTCCACCTTGATTTGTTCCACCTAATGCTGCTTCACCAATACCAATTAAGCCACTTTCAGTATTGAAACCATCTCCGGCTTCATAACCTAAGAATATGTTTTTACTACCCGTAGTTATTGATTTACCAGCGTCTTTACCTAATGTGATATTACTGCTACCTGTAGAGATTGCATATCCAGCACTATTACCTAATGTGAGATTATTACTACCTGAAGAAATTGCATATCCAGCATTTGAACCTATTCCTATATTGTAATCACCCCCATCAAGACTTCTTAAGGAATATTGTCCTATTGCTACATTAGCATCACAAGTGCCACTAGCACCATACATACTTTGATAACCAATAGAAACATTCGCATCTCCCGCGTTAGCAGTAGCATTAGCCGTAGAACCAATTGCTACATTGTAATGAGCATTATCTAAGTATCTTCCAGCACTATGTCCAATTACAGTATTATTGCTATTTGTATCTCCCGATAGACCTAATGTATCTCTCCCAATAGCGATATTTGCACCACCAGATGTTAAAGTCTTAAGAGAGTTTTTACCTATACCAACATTGTCGTCACCAGAAGTCAATACAGCAAATACATCTTTTCCTATACCTACATTTCCTAATGCTGATGATAAAGTGCCAGTTGGAGGGGCTGCTCCATCAGGAGATATTAGAATGCTGTCTGTGAAATTGGTGATATTACTTTTTACATCTGTTAACTCATTGAGAGTAGAAGCACCACCAACAGCAGAACCTCCTACTGTTAGAGAACCTACAACATTAACTGTTCCATCAGCCGCAATAGTCATTCTAGAAGTTCCACCCGTTGAGAAACCAATTTGGTCTGCACCCGGTTTGTATATTCCTGTATTAGAATCATCTTTCATGGCTAATGATGGAGCCGAAGCACTACCCGCAAGAATCTCAAAGACCTTATTTGCTTCAACCTTAGATGCTTGCATATACATAGCGGCTGAACCACCAACTGAGAATCCAAGAGTATCACCTGTTAATCGAAACATTCCTGTATTAGTATCAGAAGCGAATGAAAAGGTAGGTGCGCTTGCAGAACCATTAACTCCACCTGCATTTGAATCACCACCACTACTTGCGGCTTCTAATGCAATTTGAGTATTAGCATGGTCATAAGTTAATACATAGTTATCTTGTCCTGAACCTACCGATTGGTCTGTATCAAACTTGAAATTACCTAATGCTACTTGGCCTGTTCCGCCCGGATTAATTTCTATATCATTGTTTTCACGCCCAATGTGTATTATTCCGGGCGCACCTGAACCACCGCTTCTTAATTCTAAATCAACACTTGCGCTATCGCACTTTATTACCTGTGGGTCAGTTGTTCCATCCATTCTGAAAGTATCATTGTAGATTCTGAACTTCCTTGAACCACCAAGAGCAATTCCTATTGTATTTCCTGCATCTCGATAGAACCCTGTATCAGTATCAGAACCGAATGAATATGAGGGTGCTGATGCTGACCCATCTGCGTTGTCTATTGTCCCTGTAAGTTCTAAATCTCCCGATACGCTCAGTTTGTTAGTGCTAGGTCTATAAGATAAACTACTATCAGTATAAACAGTTTGACCACTAGTTGTTGTTGATGCCGCCACAAATGTAGGATAGAACCAATCACTACTATTTGTTGCAGTAGTATCTATTGAACCTGCTGCACCACCACTAGTTGAAACAGTTTGCCAAGAACCATCTCCACGCAAATACTTGCTTGCGTCTGTATGGGCAGCATAAGGAACTAACCCCGGCTGTGCCGCCACATTTGTAGCAAGTCCTGTTCCAGCAGACGAACCACCAAATTCAGGAATGACTACATCTTCTGTAGAATCGTCACTCATGGTCAGTCTTATGGTTTTATTTACCTCTAAGGTTATTGAAGCACTTACGCTATGAGAAGCCGCAGTTGAACCCCTAACTCCTCTATCAACAATTACTGCATATGTATTGGAATTTGATGATTCTAAATCTGATAGACCACCTAATAGCCTACAATATTCACTTCCAATTTTTATGATTTGTCCTGCTTTGTTAACACCACCTGCAACGCTGAAGAACTTATCTTCGTCGGCCTCAGACATATAGAATAGTGTGGCACTAGCATTTACAGCAGTAGTTAAAGTAGCGGTTACTTCTGCTATTCCGCCCTTATCTTCTATACCATCAGCATCGAGAGTTTTAACATTTGAATTGAGTAATGTTGCTATGGAAGATAAACCAGTTCCTCCTCTTGCTGTTGCTACGGTTCCACTTGTAGCATTACTTAAGTTTCTCATATCAACATTGGGAACATTACCTAAGCCCACATTTGCGGCAGTAGTCCCGGACCTGATTGTAGCCGTTGAATCGTTATCAACATTACCTAGTCCTACATCTGATTTAGTAGTATTTGTATTCACTAATCCATCTGCGGCTCTAGCAACTGCTAAAGTTCCACTAGAGATATTACTTGCATTGGTAGCATCTGTGTTTGGAACATTACTAAGACCCACATCAGACTTAGTAGTGTTTGAATTTAATAGTGTTGTAATGGCAGTTAATCCTGTTCCACCCCTTGCTGTTGATAAAGTTCCACTACCAGCATTCCCTAGATTAAGATTAGTTATATTAGAACCATCGCCTATGAAATCTCCTTCTGCTGTAATATTTTCTGCTCTTATGTCTGCATAACTGTTTGAGGCTATTGATACGGTTGTTGTAGGTTCTGTAGTTATACCATCAAAGAAAGTCCACGGGTCACCTGGTTCAGAAGCGTCACGAACCATACCTGCATATTTAACGGTTGAATTATCAGTATA